CCTCAATGTCAGATCCAATGGCGAAGAGATCAGAAAGACCTGACAGACAACGTCCTGAACCACACAGAGGCAATGACAAAAAAGAAGTCAAAGAATCCGTAGCAGTAAAACTTGCCAAGTCACAGACTTCACGCATCTTAGAAGGTATCGTTTCTAATACACATGAGAAATGTCCTCATTGCGGTGGAGAGATGGTAAGCGAAGAATTGATTAACGAAAAGAAAGATGCTTGCTATTACAAAGTCAAGAGCCGTTATAAGGTATGGCCTTCTGCATATGCTAGCGGTGCGCTAGTACAATGCAGAAAGAAAGGCGCTAAAAATTGGGGTAAGAAAAGCAAATGAGATATCGTCAGATATTAGAAGCATGTTGGAAGGGATATGAAAGAGTTCCTGGCACTAAGCAAGGTACGCCCGGAAGCTGTAGGAAAATATCTGAACAAGAGCTAGAAGAAAATCTACGTAAATGGTTTAAAGAAAAGTGGGTCAGATTTGGTCCTGATGGTAAAATCAGGGGTTCTTGTGCTAGGGGTGATGACAGTGAAGGTAAACCAAAATGTTTACCACAAAAGAAAGCACAGTCACTAGGCAAGAAAGGTAGAGCAAGCGCCGCAAGACGCAAGCGCAGAGAAGATCCAAATCCAGAACGTAAGGGAAAAGCAAAGAACGTTGCTACAAAAAAGAAAAGTAGTAAAGGATAATTACAATGTTTGGTATAAGAGAATACGTAATAGGCGGACTACTTGTATTATTAGTAAGCATAACTTTAGCAGGTAGATGGTACTATAACAATTCACAAGAAACAATCAAAGTTCTAAACGAAAACATAGCCACACTAAAAGCTAATCAAGAACAATTACAGCAAGCAATTAAAGACAACAACGAAACGATTGTTAGACAACAGCAAGAAGCCCAGCAGATCGCTCAAGCAAATGACCAACTGCGTTCTCAGCTGGTTGCTTCTGAAAAATATGCAGATGACTTAGCAAGTAAGTTAAGAAGACATAACTTAACTGTTTTAACGATGCAAAAACCAGGACTAATAGAAAGACGAGTAAATGATGCAACAGAAAAATTATTCAGAGAGCTGGAAGAAATTACTGGTTCTAACCCTCCTAGCGAGTAGTTTAGTCGGTTGTGCTACTACTGCTCCCGAACCCATTGTGGTGACAAAAACTGAGTATGTCTACAGAGAGATTCCTATACAGGCTAGACCTAAACCCGTCACGCTGTACGACCTACAATTTTATGCAGTTACTAAAGAAAACTTAGATGATTTCTTAAAACGATTCGAAAAAGAGAACGGTGACGTTGTGTTTTTTGCTATCAGCGTTCCTGATTATGAGAACATATCATTAAACATGGGTGAGTTAAGACGTTTCATAGAATCACAAAATGCTATTATCTTGTACTATGAAGAAAACGTAAACAAGAAGCCAGAAGCAGAAAATGAGAGCAAATGATTTTATTACAGAAAAGTGGAGCGCAAAGTACAAGCGTTCTATAAACTGCAATAATCCAAAAGGATTCTCCCAACGTGCCCACTGTCAAGGTCGTAAGAAAAAGGTAGAAGAAAACGTTAACTTTGTCAAGCCCCAGTTTGATGTGGAATGGGAAGAAGCAAACCGTTATGATTTTTTAGACAAGCTAGGACAACAGGGCTGGGAAGAACTTGCTAAAACTGGCAAAGCAGTAACAGTTACAAAAAACAGTGTAAAAAAGATTGGGAACACAGGTGCAGACGGTTCAGAAACACTGGATGATTTAGAACCTGATAAAGTTGCAAGACTTAAAACAGCAATGAACTCGGGCACAGTGGAAATGCCCATTGTGATGAAACAGCCAAACGGTGAATTAGAACTAATAGCAGGTAATACAAGACTGATAGGCCTTATCAATACAGTAGGCAAGGCAACTGTTTGGTACATAGATGCAAGCAAACTGGAAGAAAACTTTGCTGATGGTAAGAAAAAGACTACAGAAGGCATGGGAGCAAGTGCAGGTGGCGGTACCCCCGGATCAGCAGGAGCAGGTGGTTCATCTTTAGGGCTACCTTATCCTTCTTCTTACGAAGAAGAAAACGATAAGTTTAAGCGAAAAGGACAGGAGCGTACTGTTGCTATGACTACTGAACAGAAAATATATAAACGAGATGAACTACCACAACTTAATAGATCACACTTTGAGAACGGCGACTTTGAGATCGAAGAAGGCGAGGTCAAATTAAGTAAACTGATTCCTATTCAGACTGAGCGTGTGAAAGGCTTAGTAAAGAAAACTATAGAAATGATCGAAGGCGGTAAAGACAAACCTTTAATCATCGATAAGAAAGGCAGAATAGTTAACGGTCATCACAGATATGATGCATATAAAAAGCTGGAATATAAGAAAGTTCCAGTACTTAAAGTAAATGCAACAGTAGAACAATTAATCGATAAATACATGAAATAGGATTAAATCATGCTTTCTGAATATTTGAAAAAACTACTTGCTACTTCTTATGCATTTGTGATCAAATCGCAGAACTTTCACTGGAACGTTGAAGGTAGCGATTTCCCGCAATATCATAAATTTCTAGGTAAACTATACGAAGAAGTATATGACAATACACTAGATAGAACCGCAGAATACATTCGTACATTAGACGAATACACTCCCGGGTCAATCGAAAGATTCGCTGAACTTTCTATGATACCAGATCAAACTATGATTCCTAGAGCAGAGTTAATGATGGCTGAATTGTTACGTGACAATGAGATCATCATTAAACTACTTAAAGAATGCTATGACGTTTCTGAAGCGGAAAAAGAATATGGTATCTCTAATTTCATCGCCGAACGTTTAGATGCACACAATAAACATCGTTGGATGATCAAAAGTATATTGAAAAAAGCTAGGGAGTAAACAATGCTTCCAAGAGAGATACTTAAAGAGTATAATACCGAGAAAACCGCACAGAACTTTGGCAAAAAGTTATTCTTAAGGTACTTCCAAGACTTAGAACAAACACCCGGTGCACAGACTGTCACTGGTATTCCTATGGATGTATGGCTAAAGCAAAATGAACTACAAGAAGTTGTAGACAATCCCCAAACTAGTCCAGAAGAAAAAGCCAAAGCAGAAGAAGCTATTGAGAAATTAAGAACTAAGGCTGTTTTCAAACTGCTAAAAAAGTTCGAAGAAATCGATCCAACTAACAATAAAGAATATGTGCAATGGATGGTAAGAACTTACATCAACGATCAGATGAGTATCGAAGATATCGGTTCTACCGTTGCAGAATATCTAGCTAAATTCAATGCACTAAAAATCAAGCGTCACATCAAGCCACCAAAGAACGATATTGGTCAGTATAAGTCTTTTAATGATTTCATGAATGAAGTCGATCAGTATCAAGATCCACTGGAAGCTGACAAAGACAAACAAGCAGAGCGTGGTAAGTATGAATTGATCTATGATGCTGACAACTTGTTAGTATTGAAACCAAAAGATAAAACTTCCGCTTGCTTCTTTGGTAGAGGCACACGTTGGTGTACGGCTGCTACTAGAGGTCATAACTACTTCAGCCACTATAATAGACAAGGCCCGATGTATATCATCATTCCCAGAAAGCCATCACATCCGGGTGAGAAATATCAGTTCCACTTTGATTCTAGACAGTACGCAGAAGAATCTGATACAATGCTCAATCAAGGTGAGCTTGTACAACTAGTAGAGAAATATCCACAGCTAGCAGATATCTTTAAACAGCAAGCAGAAGAATATGGTTTGTTTTGGTTACAGAAGCCTATCATCAAAAAAGATGAAACTTACACTCTATACATCTACAAGAAAAATAATAGACCCTTCTTGCGTGTAGTTCCAAAGAATCCATCTCACGAAGGTGAAGAATATTTTATCGAAAAAGATATAAATGATCGTGTAGAGATAAGAAACGAGAGTAACAGATCGTTATCTCCAATAGAGAAATATAACTTTGTAGAAAATATGCCCGGCTTAACTGAAAAGCTAGGCATAGATATCGACGGTTATGATCCAAAGACTGCTGAAAAAATACAAAAAGGTGATAACACGTATGTGAAGTTTGGTGAAAAGTATGCTATCATAGATACTTCAGATGGAAAATTTGTAACCAGTTTGGTCGGTGACACTTCATATGGATCTGGTGATTTGAAAAAAGGAATATATCGCTGGGTTCCTAAATCTGAACAACGCCGTTCTACTTACGAGGAAGTGAATCCATATGAGTTTATGATAGAGCATCCTGAACTCAATACTATGTTCAAAGATGCGCTTAATCGTATACAAAATGCTACCAGTGACTTAGGAAGAAGACACGGAAGCAATTCTTCAGCCAAATATGGATGGATGGCTCCTCATTCTAGTATAGATACTCAGAACGGTAAAGTATACGAGTTTGGTCAGAACGGGAAACCTGTTGCTTATTATATAAAAGATAACGATGTTGGGGGACAAGAAGGTATAGTATTTTCTATGGACCCTAACGGTGAAGTAGATAACATAGAAACTATGGATGCTCGGGGTAATCTTGAGAAAATGTCATTCTTGCAACAAGTTGCTTTCTTAGATAGACATGCTGATCTAAAAGACATGTTGCCCGGTACAAAAGCATTCAATCCAGAAGAAATCGATATAGGCAATGCTGTACTTAAAAAATATCATACTCAGACTGAAAGAGCCGATAGAGATATAATCACCAAAGACAATTATTTCTTGATTCCAAAAGATCCAAGTCGCCCCGGAGAGAAATATTCTTTAACTATCAAATATCGGGGTGAAGCACAACCAGCTACTGATCAGATAGAAAATAAAACTTTTGTCGGTGCTGATATTTCTGCGTTCGCTGATGATCGTGCTAAACCTATAGACCTCACTTCTACTCGCTCATACGGCTACAGATATGATCAAGAAAGATCAGTACCTGGCTTAATAAACCATTTTATAGAAAAATTTCCCGGTCTAGAAAAATTTGTATCACCTGACAATAGTATGAGTCATTCAGGTGGTTACGGATATGACAGAACAAAATATGTTCCTGGACAAACTATTGACAACGACCGAGTTAAAGTTAAAAGATTTGATGAGGTAGATCGTGCAGGTAATGCTACATCACACGGTACACCTAGACTATTAGTTACTGATAAGCAGACAGGTGATTCTTACGTAGTCACTACGCAGGCTAGAGACAGAAGAGGTAAGACAGGTAAGATCGGGCGAATCGAAGTAAACGCTATACCAAAAGATTTGATCAATTGGGGCGAAACTGATGATGATAAGAAATTAAATGCAAAAACACTTGGCGAAGCTGAGATAATCGCATTATTCAGAAAATTCCCTGAGATGGTAGATGTTATCAAGAAAGAGAACATCCACCCCAAATCGCCTCACCCTGCTTTAGTAAAAGTTGCAGATAGTGAAGAAGACTTACAAGTTAAAACAGATACATTCAGGGTAGAAAGACGTCCTGACGATCCCGGCAGAGAAGATATTTTCTTTAAAGATCCTAACAAAGAAAACGTAGCATTTCAATATAGTGAAGATTATAATGATCGCTATGGTAGAAAAGAAAATCTTCCTGCTATGATAACAATCGCATCACAAATGATTGACAGGGGTTACAGGGGTGATACTGAACAGTACGGCTCTCATGCATGGTATAGATTAATGAATGAGAACCCTGCGTTAAAAGAGTATGTCAAAGAAAGAACAAAAAATGACTATATTGGTGTAGTTGGCGCCGGTGAACCGGATGAAGTTAAAACCTTAGGTAATATCAGAGAATACATCTTTAATGCTAAGAATGGTAGGATGCTATATTTTACTCCAATAACTAATCCAGTGAAAGATTCTCCAGGAGATACTGCTGATAGTACTTGGTTCAACAACGGTATAGCAGTACCTCTAAGCCCCACTGTTCATCGTGAGGTGAATATTCCTACATACATGGCTGACAACGAAGAAGTCAAAAAAGAGATTCAAGCACAAGCAGATGAAGTTCAGGGCAAACATACTGGAATTCATGGTTCAGGTACTATGCGTCACTTAGCAGATACAACTGATACTATTCCAGCTGGCTTTAGTAACAACGAAAACTTATATAACATAAAGAAAGCGGGTAGTCAACACCCTGTATATAAATTTATCTGGAACGTTCCAGAGTCTGATGAACGTAGAAATTATTACAGAGCTGGTTGGTTAGCGCCTACAGATATGAGCGATCATCAAAGACGAGTGGAGCGGGAAGAACAATATCCTAACCCGGCCCTAGCAGAATTCTTCATAAAGATCATGAAAGAAGTTCCGTACTACGGTAATTCATACAGAAACTTGATCAATTCACACGGACTATATGTCAGACCTGACAACGGTGATATCGGTTTTATTGACAATGATGGCAGTATGAGTAGTATCAATGATTCTATATCTCACATCAGTCTTGTGAATGCATTGTACAAAAACATGCCAGAGCTTAAAAAATTAATCCCACCTAAGAAAGCTAAAGAATCGGGTGTTGCTCCTGAACAAGTAAGAAAACTAAATCAGTCTTGGAATAGTGAGGATAAATTTTATCTGAGTGTTGTCAAGAAACCACATGGTGCAAAATATGCTGGAAGATACAGCTGGAGAGAAGGTCCTCAACTTCCACCAGGCACGGCATATGAAATGTATTACAAGACTCCTCAAGGTACAACTAGAATAAACAATATCCTTTACTTTCCCGACAAAGGTCCAGTAGTCATTTTCGACGGCAGGGGTGAAAAAGAAACTTATACTACAGATCAAAAGATCAGTCGTTTCTTAGATAGATATCCCGAATTAAAAGACATCTTAAGTCCGTTTGCTAAAAGCAACAAATGGCTACGTGAGTCTAGCGAAGACATCATCAACTATCTATTAACTGAATCAGAATTAGTGAGCGATAATTTTGACGATATTAGTAAGACAGATGTTGATCCTTATGTTAGTCTTTTAGAAAACGAATTAGCAGAGTCATTAGGTGATCTCGCATGGGCTAAACGTGAAGCAGAAAAACGTCAACAAAATAAACCCAAGAAAGAATGGAAACCCAACTATCACTTTGTAAAGCCCGGTGAACTGCGTGGTTCTTACACTGATCAGCAGATGAAAGACATGGGCTTTAAGATGGCATCTAGTGGCAATTGGTACATGCCAATGAACAAGTTCCAAGACTTGATCAAGTCAGGCAAATTGCGTGAAGATGAGCAAGCTATCTTAGAAGGTAGAAAGCTACCAAGAACATCTGAGTTCTTGCACGTTAAGCAAGACTTGATGAGATTAGCGGGTATCAGCGAACAGAAGGGTGATGACTCTATGGGTTCAAACATCTCATACACTGCTAGCAAGATATCTAAAATCATGAAAGACAATGATATACAGCCCGGAACTAATGAATGGTTTCGTTTATGGTTTTCTAAACCGTACTTGACAGGTGAGACACCATACGGAGGCAAATAATGAGAGCTAGTGAATTTATAACAGAGAGTGTGGGTTCCGTTATTGACCTCACAAAAAATTATCCTCAATATGCAAAATTGCAAGGAAAAATACTTGACATCTCCCCTAAAGGCAAGTATAAGATAGAGATAGTTTCTGCTGAAGTCGCTCCAGGAAAAAAATCAAGCGTGAAGGTAGGCGACACCGTTAATATACATAAAAATTACATAAAACAATCTTTAAAAGAAAGTGTAACTTTCGATCCAATCGTTTTCGACAAAGAAAATAAGTATTATCACAACCCTTTTGGTTCTAAAAAAGAAGTAAAGTGTTGGGTATGTGACGGTAAAGGTAAAGAATCATATGGCAAGGACGAGTGGGATTGTGATATGTGCGGGGGCAAAGGTAAACGAGAAGAATGGGTATCAGATGCACCCGAACTTAACGTAAGCAATTCAAACGCATTTGCTATCCAACAGATGCTGGGGATAGATGACCCAGATTACGCCGGGCATATTGACAACAAAGATTTACCTGATATAATGCGTAGACTGATCATGCTTAAAAATCAAGGTTCCGAAGAATATACCGAGCCGGGTTCTATCACGGGTAACAAGATGCAACGATATAAAGACCCTGAAACCGGACTAGATAGAATTGGTAGACAGGGACCTATGATGTATCATATGGGAAGATCATCTTCTCAAGTAGAAAGATATATAGATAAGCTACTTGAGATAATCAAGTTTGCACAACAAAATAATGCCGATTTAGGATGGGGATAAGGAGAAACCACGATGGCGAAATCAATTAAAACAGGTAACACAAAGCGAGTACTCAACGACACAGCCTGCAAAGGTACAAGTATCGGTAGAGGTGCGATCAAACTATCAAGCATGAACAAAGACAAAAAGCGTTCATACAAGAAGTACAGAGGTCAGGGGCGTTAAAAACAAGAAATTAGTCTATGCACACGTGACAGGTCAAGATTCTTTAACATGATAAAGTTAAATCAAAGAATTTTCGGTCAATATGTCATGATGCTTAACGATAAGTTGAGAAATCAGTTCTTCTATGATGCATTAAAGAAGCATGTTAAAGGCAAGGTAGTACTTGATGTAGGCTCAGGGACTGGATTACTTGCGGCATACGCACTAGAACATGGTGCTAAATTCGTTTATGCAGTAGAACAAATGGAACAATCTGCTAAAGTAGCACAATTCGCATTAGAAAGTTGCTACGATCAATCTAAATTCAAAGTTATCACTGGAAGATTCCCCAACGAACAAATTATAGATATGATACCAAAACAATCGATTGATGTTTTGGTCAGTGAACTAGTTGGTGAATCATTGTTTGATGAAGGACAATACACAGTTTGGAAGAACTGTGTAAAACATAAGTTTTTTAAAGATGATGCTATCAGTATACCAGATCGATTACATTGTGATGTACACATGTGGTACTCACACTTTGATCTCGTAACAGATCAAGTAACAAAGTCAGTCAAGCATAATATGCTAGACGAAGATGCATTATTGCTTAATAAGTTCAGTGACGCATTAGTAGACTTTGACAGAAACCCAACACACGCAGATGATTATCGATGTAGACCAAGCATCAACTATACCGGCTTTATGCCTTCATTCAAAATTCATGCTGAATTAAATGCAGTTGATATTAAACCTGACCAAACTTTAAAAAATATTGTTAGTATCGATAAAGACCATTTACCAGATGAGGTGTCGTTCGAAATACATTTAGATGAAGACAAACAAGTTACAGTTGCGATTGACAACAAGATATCTTCTACCGATAAAACATTATATTTAAAAGATGGTCATTGGAAGACGAGTAGTTTCTTTAAATTGTTTAAAGCAGGTACATATAAGTTTACTGCATCACTTTCTACAGAGCGCCCTTTTTCTGGAGAAGACGTTTGGAAAATAAAAAAATATGTACGCTCTAGCTATTCATACGAATAAATACACTAACAAAAACTAGGAATATATTTTAAATGAGAACATTTATTGACATCGTAAATGAAAACTCGTATAGGGGCGACGGTTCACCCGGTATGGTAATGGGTGTTGCTTCTGATGCCAGAAGTGATACTAACACTTATGAAGCAAATGAGATAAATACTAGTATGGATATTAACGAACTCAAAAAACTTTCTGGCGTAGAAGCCGATCTAGATGAAGCACGTAAGAAGCGTCCTGACGAAGAAGACGATTGGGACGAAGAAGACGAGAAGCCAGAAGATCCTGATGCGGACAAAGTACCTCACTTTGTTATGCAACTACGTAAAGCACTTGACGTAGACGGTAACTATGAAATCAAGTTTACTGACGGTAGCAAACATAAACTCCCAATGAAAGACATTAATGCATTCATGGAGATGTATTCTTTAGTCAAACCTCTAGATAAAGAAAAGATGCAAGATGTTGCTATCATGAGCAAAACCAATTTTGACAAGATTGTATCTTTCTTCAAACCAGAACACGGTCCTAGAGAAAAAAGTATCTACGATAGGTAATCTCACATGAGAGCCTCTGATATCGTAAAGCCTGAACACTTATATGTTGCTACTGTATTTGTACAGCAACCAGGCTATACGGGTAATATGGATCTCACTGTATCTGCTAAAAATCATTTCGAAGCAAGACAATTAATGAAACGATTATATAACGTTCCTGATTCTAGGATCGGCAGTATACGTTTAATGAAGCGTGGCTAATCATGCGAGCCAGCGAAATTGCAGTTCCTAATATAGGAATCAATGTTAAATCTGATGGCAACATTTCATACGCTGATTTAATCATAGATGGCAAGAAAAAATACGAAACTAGAAACACTAATTCTCTTAAACCCTACGTAGGTAAAAGAGTCAGTATTGTTCGCACTGGTCGAGGCAAAGCAGTTGCTATAGGTAGTGTAGTAATAGGTGAACCTATAGAAGTCGATGAAGACACGTTTAGAAAATATGAAAAAGCACATTTAGTTCCTGCAGGAAGCAAATTTGATATAGTCACAAACGGAACTAAATTTTTATACCCAATGATTGATCCAAAACGCTATGATACCCCTAAACAAGTTGCAGGTTTAGGTATCATTAGCAGAAAACTAGAAGTCTAAGCAGGCTTGTGATAAACAAAATACAAACGGTCGTTTGCATCTTTCTTAAAAGTTTCTAACTCTACACCAAACTCTTTAGCAAACTCATGCGCTACTTCAAAGCTCCAAGGAAACACATCTACCCAGGGTCCTGTCTTATGTTGAATGCCTGGGTTGACTCTAAAGAACATCTTTCCTCCTTTTGCTAACAGTTTTTCGCAATTAGCAAGACGGTCTCTGATATCATCTTTACTGTTAAAGTTGATAGAGCCTAGCGCAATGATAGCATCAAAATGTTCGTCAACGTTTGCATACTCTAAAATGTCAACTTGATAGTCAGACATGTTGTTGTATGGATCGATACCAATCAAGTTTTGAATCCGGCCCTTGAATTGATTGTAACCGCATCCTACGTCTAAGACTGCTTTTGGATTCATCTTGTTTACAGTGTCTACAAGTTGCCAGCCTGTATAGCTATAACGCTCAGTCTGCGGCTTCCAAATCTCTCCAAAGAACATGTTAGAATACTTGACATCTAACTGATGAACAATGTCTTTGATGGTGCCTTCCCAACGAACTTTATCTTGTTCTTTCAGAGTAAGCGTTTCAGTGATCTTGTCTTTAAACTTCTCAAACTTAGCAGGAGTAAGATGCAAGTCCTCAAACTTTGTGTTTTCATCAAGGCTAGCACGAATTTCATCATACTTAGGTAAATTCAGTGCTTCTTGCAACTTTTCCATCACTAACTTAAAAATTTTGTTGTTCATCGTAAAATTTCGTCCTTTCGAGAAAAAAGTATAAATACTTTTGATTTTTATATATCTACTTATCTGAAATCAGAAAGGATCTAAAATTTTATGGATTACCTTATGTGGTTACTGCTTGGCACAGCGTATGGCTTCATGTTTGGAGTTATACCCGTTGCTGGAGCAGGCATTGGATTGATATCCATATATGGATTCATCGATGTGTTCAGAGCAGACCCCAGCTTACTAGTAGTATTCACAACTGCTATGGTAGTTGCCGCGGCTATCGGTGATAGTTTCGCAAGTGTAGTGATGGGTATTCCCGGAGCTAACGGCAGTGCCGCTACTATGGTAGATGGCTTTCCCATGACTCAGAAAGGCGAGGGCGCTAGAGCATTAGGCGCCGCACTAAGCACATCAACAATGAACGGATTGATTTGGGGTGCTTTAGTATTCTTGTTCTTACCTTATTATGCCCCCATCGTGTTGACATTTGCTATCCCAGAGATTCTTGCGTTCTTGTTGTTAGCGTTCTGTGCAGTATGTTTTATCAACAGCAAATATTGGTTCAGGGGTATCATCGCATTAGCGATAGGTGTGTTCTTGGGACTAGTTGGTCAGCATCCTGTGACAGGCGAGATGAGATTCACGTTTGGATGGGACTACTTAGGTGGTGCTATTCAAATGGCTCCTCTAGTAGCAGGTGTGTTAGCGTTTCCTGAACTGATGAAAGCATATAGAAACAGACACAAGCAAGTGATTGTCAAAAACATTCAAACAGAATGGCAACAGATTTGGCAAGGATTCAAAGATTCTTGGATTCACAAAGTAGACGGATTGCGTGGTGGTTTTGTAGGAGCTGTTATCGGTGTCATTCCCGGTATCGGTGGCAGTGTTGCTGACTGGCTCTCTTATGGTCAGACAGTTGCTTGGAATAAAAACGAAAAGATTCCGTTTGGTGAGGGTAACATCAAAGGTGTGATTGGTACTGAAGGTTCTAACAACGCACAGAAAGCAAGCGCATATGTTCCTACAGTATTGTTTGGTATCCCGGGCGCACACTTTGAAGCTATCATCATGTCATTATTTTTAATCGTAGGTATCGAATTAGGATCACCTGCGTTATTACAGGATCTGTCATTCTTTGACACTCTAGCAAGCAGTTACTTCTGGTCTTTGATCATTAGTTTCTTTGCAGGATTAGTGTTTATAAGATATGCAGTAAGGATCACTAATCTTCCTTTCATCTATTATTTCTGGCCTATCATGGGCTTGCTATTATGGAGTAGTGTACAGTATACTGGATACTGGGAAGATTATGCGATCTTTGGATTGTGCTGTCTGTTTGGAATGTTTTTAACTCGTTTCAAGTTAAGCAGAGCGGCATTGATCATAGGGTTTGTATTGGCTGAACGGCTAGAAGCTACATTCAATCAATACATCAGACTATATGAACCACTAGATATTTTCACTAGACCTATCAGTGGTACTTTAGTCTTACTGGCTACCGTAGCCATTGTTTACGGAATATTCTACAACAAAACAAGGATAAATTACGTATGAAAAAGTTATTAGTATTATTATGTGCATCATTGATGTTCACAACACCGGCATTTGCTGAAGACAAGGGTTATCAAGATAAAGTCAAGTTTGGCGTTCGTTATGATGATTCTAGTGTCTCAAGCAAAGATCAGATGAATGTAAGAATTGACTTAGATCGTGAATGGGACAATGGCTTCAAACTTGGCTATGGTTCACGTACTAATCATAGATTCGAAGGTGATAAAAACACCCAGCGTCATATGATCAGAATCGGTCAAGAAGTTGGCAACTTTGTAGTTAACGGTCAAGTAGGTATCAAACTACCACATGGTAAAGATCATTCTTACTTCTGGACTATTCAACCAGGTTACAAGTTCAAAGTTACTAAAGATTTACAAGTGCGTGTGTCATATGACTATCGTGAAGGATTCAGTGGTAACGGCAATTCTGCAAAAGAAAATGATTACAGACACGGTCCACGTTTACGCTTAAAGCATAAAGTAAAGTGGTCATTCGCTGATGCTGTTGAATTACACCTTGATCGTTTACATTTCAAAGACGATGAGTCACGCAATCGTATCGCTTTAGTGTTTGAAAAGAAATTTTAATAGGAGATTAACATAATGTTTAAAAAGTTATTTGCATTACTGTGTCTAGTAGGTATGGTATCTACTGCACAAGCAGAAACATTTCGTCTTATCGTTCCGCAAAATCCAGGTGGCGGTACAGACGTATGGGCTAGAATCGTTGCAGGAGAACTTGAAAAGAAACTGCCCGGTGATACTATCATCGTAGAAAATATTCCAGGTGCTAGAGACATTCCGGGATTCAATAAGTTTCATAACGAGTTGAGATATGATCCAAACGTAATCATGGTTAGCAATGGGGGTAATGCAGAAGACTTTTTACTCTCTAAAGTTGACTACAATTATAATGATTACGCACTACTAGGTCTGCAAAATCTTACTATCGTTGTTGGCAAGCGTAACGACAGCAATCCGGAAAACGGAGTAAGATTTGCAGCCGGTAGTGGTCAGAATCCTGACACTATGGCTATCACTATGCTAGTATGCGGTCCTCAAAAATCATTTGATGCATATCTTAAGTGCTTTAATGACAAGATCACATATGTACCCGGTATGAAGGGTGGTGAAAGACGTTTGTCTTATATGCGAGGTGAACTAAACGTTACACGTGAGTCGCCAGCCGCATATAAAAAGCATCCTTCTAAAGTTCCCGAGAACGTAACTTGGTTCACTCACGGAATCTTAGATTTAAAAACAGGTGCTATCGTAAATGACAGAAACTTCAAGGACCTTTCATTTGCTGAAGTCTATAAGAAACGCTGGGGCGTAGCTCCTTCAGGCGATTTCTATGATGCATATGTAGTTCTTAAAAACTATAGAGATGTATTGCAGAAGGCTCTGTGGGTAGATAAAAAGAATCCCAACAGAGCAAAACTTGAAAATGCTCTTAGAGCAATGGTAAATGATCCAGTAAGTCGTAAAGCATTGATTGCTGATTCAGGCGATTATGATTGGATCATTGGCGAGCGTGACGGTGCTAGAGTACTAGACATTCTTGGCAAACAAACTTCTGCTAAGAACTTGAAAAATCTAGTATGGTGGAACACACAAGCATATGGTCAGAAGCCTGTATACAAACCAGAGCTAGCGAAGCAATAATATGACAAATATCCTGTTAATAACAGGCCCCCAGGGTTCAGGCAATCACGTTTTCTCAAAATGTCTTGCTCTGCACCCTGACGTAGGGGGTTGGAAAGAATTAAATGATCGTTATTGGATCAGGCATGAGTTCGAACCATATGGAGACATCTGGCGAGATCCTCAAAACGTTCACAAGATCGATTGGAGTGAATACGAATATCATGTTATCAGTGTAAGTTGTCCTTATGTTGATGTGGGGGAGACTGTTGTTCCCGACTATGAAGCAGTCATTCCCGAACTACAAAAAGTAGGTAATGTCCAGATCGGCTTGATCGGTCGTGAAGAATTTATTTTACAAAAACAAGAGATGAGATTGCGTGGAACACACAGTTATCATCAATTCTTAGCGTTCCAAGACTACTTTGATAGTTTCAATCCCGTTTATATGAGTACAGAACTGTTGTACCTGTATAGACACAAGTATCTTAAAACACTACAACGTCTATTCAGTTTCCCAATAGACTATGGTAATCCTCGTTTAAATGATATACTACGAGAAAATCCAAATCAAAAATATATACACTATGTTGATGATCATTGGTTAGATAGCAATAAGAAATACTTTGAAAAAGAGGGATATCGCAAGTGAAATACATCTTTGTTGCTGGAGCACCCGGCTCTAAGTGGAGCAGTGTTGTAAAGAATATTTACTTTAGTTCATCTATAGACCAGACTGACTACAGTGACGAAAGAACTTATTATCACGATGCTGACGGCGGAGCATTAAAACTGATGCATCTAGGTGCGTATTATGATCCTGGTATGGAGTTTGGTGATTGGTTCGACCAGCTAGACAAACATACTAAAGAAGAATGCGAAGCAGAATTTGATAGACCCTTCACAGGTGAAGGTGTGCGGATAGTGAAGTCTCATGTATTCGCACATCATATTGATTTCTTAAAACAGCATTGGCCTGACTGCCCCGTCGTATTAGTCCACAGAAGTGATGATGAATGTCTAGGATGGTGGGTACGGTGTGGTCATTTTGATATCACATACCCGCTATATCATAAATACTACAGAGACTTGCGTACTATGTCAAAGATCATTGATGCTCAAAATGCAGACATCATGAAAGCCTGGAGGAAAGAAGGTACAATTGTTTATACGAATTTGCAATTAGCAAATCTTTTAAACATTGATGAACCACCAGAACAGTATCGCCAAGATTATAAACTTAAAAACATTAGTGTGAAGGTATTATAACTATGCAAAGTAGTTGGGAACAAACTAAAGCAAGAAGCAACTATCACTTTGATAATTTTAGAATGCATCCAGTATTAGATGCAGTAGATAGGATTGGTTCTATCTATATCAACTGGACTGATCAACAGATAGAAAGAATCATTCAAGAGTCTAAAGAAGCAACCTGGCGTACACGTGGCAATCCTGATAAAGAAGCCAAGATTAGATCAGAACAAGAACACTTATCAGAAGAATATGATTTAGAACAGCAGGGTTACGATAAAGACTATGTAGTATCTAATCTTAATTGGGAAATACCTGACAATCTAATGGATATCGCTAAATCTTTTCATCTTCAAAACACTATGGTAAGATTACATGTGCAACATCCAGGTCAAGTATGGAACTTGCACATCGATAAACTTGACAAGTGGTGTCCAGACTATCCTTCTAAAGTTTCACGATACATGATTCAGTTAACTGACTGGGAGCCAGGACAGTTCTGGAGTTATGGTAACTATAACTATCATCAGTGGAGAGCAGGAGACTTAACTTCATTTGATTGGATGAATATTCCGCACTCTACTGCTAACGCTAGCCATCATCCTAGAGTGACTTTACAGATTACTGGAGTCAGAACAGATGCTACAGATGATTTTATAGAAGTCGTAAGACACTTAAGAGGAAAGCCGTACGTTTGTAAACGGTACTCATTATACGAATCCGCATAAATACATAAAAGACGGGACGATATAATGAGAGCTAACGAATTCCTCACGGAAAGAAAGAAAAAACGCAAATCAAGATCAAGAAAACCCTTTGCATACGGCGCTGGCTATGGGTATTACTATGGCGGGGCGAATGACGTTGCAGATTCTGGTGGTGGCGATGGCGGCGGTGGCGAAAGCAAACAGTATGAATCTGCTGTACAAGATTTAGCAGATCGCTTACCGAAAATCAAAGCGCAGGATCCAAACACTGCGGATACTATCGACCGTTTAGTAAAAGATGTTTCTAAAAAGCATAACTTACACCATAGAGCCTTAAAGGACCTTTTCAAAAAGCGTTTTGGCCGTGAACCCAACACTTGGAAGAACGAGATTCGTGAGACTGACAAGATCGATATCGACCAAGAAGTGCAGAAAGCCGCTAAATGGATGGGTGATATCTTAAACATACAAAATATGCCCAAGATCAAATTAAGTTATGATAGCAAAGAAGCACAAGAAGGTCACCATACAGGTAGACATGAACTAGGTAGTGATGAAATCTGGGTCTATGCAAATAACAGAAACTTAGTTGACATTCTTAGAACTGTTTTCCACGAACTTGAACACATCAGACAGGGCGAGAATGACGAGATCGACCCCGGGTCAAGCTATCCAGGTAGTCCAATCGAAGCGAAAGCAGACATGGTAGCTGGAAAATATATCAAAATTTACGGAGAGAAAAACAGGCATATCTTTCAATGACGGAACGGGGAACGTTGATAACTTACAGAGATAAATCACGCAGACCGGTATATTACACTGTCTTAGATAGCCTTTTTGATTCTGTAGTCATAATAACACACTCTAACCATATCGCCAATTATTGGAAACGTGCAGTAGATCATTGCAAACATCAAGTTCCTTATACTATTTGGGAACATCAAGCACCCAAAAAACATTGACATTACCCCTAATCCTGCTATATACTATACAGACAATTTCTAACTAACTCAAGGAGAAATATATGGCAGGAAAATACTTTAGTCCCGAACAGGTACTCAAACTCAAGCAACTTATGAATGAAGGTATTCAAGTGATGCATGAGGTCGAGACTCTTAATGGTGGGCTTACCGATACTGTAAAAGCAGTTGCAGAAGAACTTGAAATCAAACCAGCTATTCTAAAGAAAGCTATCCGAATTGCATACAAGTCAAAACTTACTGACACTAATGCAGACCACGAACAACTAAATGACATCTTGGAGACTGTGGGTAAAACTCTTTAATGTCCTACGTAGACGCAATCCACGACAAACAGACTGATCGAATTTTTGTAGTAGAAAGAAACTCTCAAGGTGTAAGAGAGTTTAAAGAGTATCCTACAAATTTCGTGATGTATTACGAAGACCCCAAAGGTAAATACCGCTCTATCTTTGGGGACTCTGTTTCTAGGTTCTCAACCCGCAAGCAAGCAGAATTCGAAAAAGAAAGACGCATCCACTCTAAGCGTAAAACGTTTGAGAGTGATGTCAATCCTGTATTCAGATGTTTGAGCGAGAACTATCTGGGTGTCGATGCGCCCAAATTGCACACAGCATTTTTCGACATCGAGGTTGACTTTGATCCTGCAAAGGGATTCTCTCCACCAAGTGATCCATTCAATCCTGTAACAGCCGTAGGCGTGTACTTAGACTGGCTTGATCAACTAGTGTGTCTGGCTATTCCTCCAAGTCACATGACGTATGAGACTGCACAAGACGCTATCAAAGACTTCCCCGATACTATCTTGTTTAGGACAGAGAAAGAACTGTTTGACGCATTCTTTGAACTGATCGAAGACGCTGATGTATTGACTGGCTGGAACTCAGAAGGATACGATATTCCATACATGGTTAATCGTGTCACAAGAGTAATGAGCAAAGACGATACACGTAGATTCTGCTTGATGGGTCATCATCCTAAGAAAAGAATGTATGAGCGTTTTGGTAAAGAAGAAGAAACGTTTGACTTAATTGGTCGCATTCACTTAGACTATCTTCAACTGTACAAAAAGTACAACTACGAATCACGCCACAGTTATACGCTAGATTCTATCGGTGAGATGGAAGTTGGTGAGCGCAAGACTGAGTATGAAGGTACACTTGATCAGTTATACAACAAAGACTTTAAGACGTTTATTCAGTATAACAGACAAGACGTTATGCTGTTGGTCAAGATCCATAACAAACTCAAGTTCTTGGAGCTTGCTAATCAACTAGCACATGAGAATACTGTGTTGCTACCAACTGTCATGGGTTCTGTGGCTATGATCGAAATGGCTATCATGAACGAAGCGCATGAGCGTGGTCTTGTTGTTCCTGACAAGCATAGAAAGAATCTAAATGCAACAAGAGAACAGCAAGCGGCAGGTGCATATGTTGCTACTCCAAAGAAAGGTATGCATGAGTGGATCGGATCAATCGATATCAACTCTCTGTATCCTTCTACGATCAGGGCACTTAACATGGCTCCTGAGACTATCGTAGCACAGATCAGACAGACGTTGACTGATCAGTATATGATAGAAAAGGGAGTAGAACTTGCGAAAGAAAAAGCCCGTTACACAGAAGGCGACATGGAAGAAGGTAGCTTGCTGTGGGAGGGGTTGTTTGGCTCACTAGAATATACTGCTATCTTGAATCAAGAGCGTGGAACTATCCTAACTGTTGATTACGAAGATGGTAGAAGCGAACAGAAAAGTGCGGCAGAAATCTGGAAGTGGATCTTTGATTCTAATAACCCGCTGATCTTGAGTGCTAACGGCACTGTGTTTAGATCAGATCAAGAGGGTGTGATTCCAGGCTTGTTGAGCAAGTGGTATTCTGATCGTAAAGTGATGCAGAAGAAACTTAGAGAGTCCACTACTCAAGCAGATCGTGAGTATTGGGATAAGCGTCAGTTAGTTCGCAAAATTTTGCTTAACTCTGCTTATGGTGCACTTCTTAATGAACACTGTCGTTTCTACGATAAGCGTATTGGTCAGTCAACTACACTGACTGGTAGATGCATCACTAAGCATATGTCAGCATATGTGAATGAGATTATTGCAGGTGATTATGATCACACTGGTACAGCAATGATCTATGGTGATACTGACTCTTGTTATTTTTCTGCTTGGCCCATCTTAAAAGATCAGATCAGTAAAGACGAGTGGTCTAAAGAAATGGCTATTCAACTTTATGATAACATCGCAGAGCAAGTGAATGACAGTTTCACAGCGTTTATGGAAACAGCGTTTCACTGTCCACGTGCTAAGGGTGAAATCATCAAAGCAGGTAGAGAAGTAGTTGGTGAACGTGGTTTGTTTATCACTAAAAAGCGTTATGCTATCAATGTGATTGACATCGAAGGCAAGCGTACTGACACTGATGGTAAGATGGGCAAAGTCAAAGCAATGGGTCTTGACTTGAAGCGAGCCGATACTCCCAAGTATGTACAAGACTTTTTGATGGAAGTCTTAGAAATGGTTCTTGGTGGTAAGGGCAAAGACGAGGTAGTCGAAACGATCAAATCGTTTAAGATCGCAATGGCTAAGCAAGACTCTTGGACTAAAGGTTCGCCTAAGTCTGCAAACAAACTTACTTACTATACTGAACTAGAACAGCGTTCTAAGACTGGTAAAGCAAACATGCCCGGTCACGTAAGAGCGGCTATGAACTGGAACACTTTAAAGCGTGTTAACGGCGACAACTATTCAATGGAGATCATGGATGGTTTCAAAGTTATTGTTTGCAAACTAAAAAGCAATCCACTAGGATATACTAGTATCGCATATCCAACAGATCAATTGCGTTTGCCTCAGTGGTTCCAAGAGCTACCGTTCGATGATAGCGCAATGGAAGCAACTCTAGTAGACAAAAAGATCGACAATCTATTAGGTGTACTAGAATGGGATCTGGGTGATAGCACAGATACTAATTCAACGTTTGATCAGTTGTTTAGTTTTGGGTGACATGAAGCAGATAGAACCACGTTTAGCAGGTCACGATAATAATATTATCATCACACGCCCTGATAGTAATTATTATTTTATCCCTATCGTGAAAAATGCTTCTACTCAAGCCCATGCGTTTCTTAACCATTATGGCTGGAAGTACTATGAGTACGAAAATACAGAGGAAGTAAAAAATAAAATTCCTTTTACTATACTGAGAGAACCTGTTGAACGCTGGTGCTCTGGTTTCGCTCAAGATTTCCATAGAGATGTTTCTGCGTTAGAATACAGAACCAGACTAGACAACATCTTTAACAATAAATTGGGTTCTACTATGCATACCCGCAAACAATCATTTTATCTAGAAAATTATGACTTAGATAAAATACATTTTTTAAAACACGGTGCTACTCTTTCTCGTAGTCTAGTACGTTTCACTAAAGAAATTATGAAGTTGAGAATATTTTCCCCGATGCAAAACGAAAAAAGCGTTATGGATTATGCTGTAAAAGATAAAATTAAAAAGGTCCTAGAAGAAAATCCTAAATACCTAGAACTTTTAAAAGACTACCTAAGGAAAGATTTAGAAATATACAATAACGTTAATTTCTACAATGGGTAAAAATGTGATTGACACATGCAAAAAACCATGCTATATTACACAATAGCAATGCCTAAATACTACAAGAGGATAAACAATGAGAGATAATTTGCAAGATATGATTCAGTACACACACGGTCTAGGTATCATCGACTTAGTGAAAGTGTCCGGTACTGCACAAGAAACACAGGTTTCTGCACTCGCAGATGACAAGTCTGTGGTTGTAAACGGTGTGACTAAGACTCCGGTAGCGGACTTTATTGGTACGTTTGGTATGCCAAACTTGACTAAACTCAAAACTATCTTAGGTTTTGATGTTTATAAGGAAGACAAGGGCGCTTCTATTACTATGACTCGCCAACAAAAAGACGGTGAAGATGTACCAACTGCTATTCACTTTGCTACATCAGCGGGTGATTTCATTAACGACTATCGTTTGATGTCAAAAGCTATCATCGATGAAAAAGTACGTAACGTAACTTTTAAAGGTGCCGCATGGGACGTAGAATTTGAACCTACTGTAGCAGGTATCATGCGTCTAAAGATGCAAGCACAAGCAAACGCAGAAGAACTAAACTTCACCGCAAAGACTGAGAATGGTGATCTTAAGATGTTCTTTGGTGATCCGTCAACTCACTCAGGTAATTTTGTGTTTCATGCAGGAGTGACTGGTAACTTGACTCGTAACTGGATGTGGCCTGTTAAAGTGTTCTTGTCAATCATGGATCTACCCGGTGATAAGACTGTGCGTATCTCAGATCAAGGTGCCGCAGAGATCACTGTAGATAGTGGATTCACTGTATATCAATATCTATTGCCTGCTCAAGCAAAATAGAGAAAGTTTAATCTATGACTGGACTTTGGAATAAATTTAGTGGTGGCAATTTATATTCAACTATTATAACTAGAAACGATGTAGATTTTGTTTTTTGCCCTATCACCAGATGCGCCAGTCAATGGATAAGCTATAGGTTGCTTGATATAAACAATTTTTATACAGTAGTGCAAAATATCGGGAATACTAATGAAGCATTTTCTGACTATGATCACAAAGCAAAACTGTTTATTGTACGTGATCCATTAGTAAGAATGATATCGGGTGCTAGAACTAGGGAAGATTTTAGTTTGGAAGACTTTTCTTTAGACAAAGAATCTTTGTTTAATAAATTAGATGAGGACATACATACTCTCCCTATGAGCGTGTGGTTCAAACCCTTTGCTAATTTAGATAACGCAGTTTTTATAAAATTTGAAAACTGGGACAAATTAGATAAGTTTTTTGCCCCATATAATTTAGCCCCTAACGAAACAGTTTCACAAGATCGATGGACTGGTTTCAATCAATGGCTGCCGTCAGATAATTTTGATTCGAGAACTTCTTCGCCTTGGTACAACTATGTAATATCTAATCCTGATATACTAGACAACTTGAAAGAATATCTTGATGAAGATTATAAATTCTTAAAGACCATAACTTACTATAGGTAGTAATACTTATGAGAGAATATGATTTTATTTATTTTATGGGAGATAGTTACACAGTTGGTTGCGATCAAGGAGACGATATCAATCGGGAAGTAACTAGACAAAATAGATATAGTCAATTAGTAGCAGATAGATTTAATTTGCCTTTAGTGAACCATGCGATAGGCGGGTGTTCTAATGATTATATTGCTAGAACCGTAGTTAAGGATATGTTGAACTACAAGAAAGAAGGAAAAAACCCTTTAGTTGTAGTGTGCTACTCTCATTATGATCGTAGAGAAATGTGGTATAAAGAACAAAACCGATCTCTGACACTAAACCCGGACATGGATATCTACAAAGAATATCTTGTTAACCATTATAATAACGAACTTAATAAAGACTTTACCCGTTATCATATGGCTTCGATAAAACATGTGTTAAGATATATGCAGTTTGATTTTGTGGAAGCTTGGTCGGCTGAAGTAGTAGACGATCCATTGTTAGATCATAGCACAGAGATTTTTCCTGAATTTATTGAAATAGCAGGGGTAGAAGGGTGCTTCATTTTGGCTCCGGGGGACGATCCTGTAACAGGATTACCCAGACTAGGACATTTAAATGTCAAGGGAAATAAAATGATTGCAGAATTGATTATAGACAAAATAGTAGAGTTATATGGAAAAAAGTAATAGAATAAATTTATCGGCTCAACAAAACCCGGATTGGGCTTTATTCTTGCCTGCTGTCAGTAGCTTCTTTATCACAGGATTAGGTAAGCAACGAGCAGGTGAGAATTATTTTCCAGAAGAAAGGATTCCTGCAGGATTCAATGGAGACGTTGAATCACTTAATTTTTTGAATTCTCAAAAAGGATTGTTTACGTACAAGTGGGGACTGTATTCTGCAGGGCATGCGGACTTAGACACGACTAAAAATGTTCCAGCAGAGAGCATTATACGTGACCGAGAAGAAGGTACGTTTATGCTAGGAGACTCTGGTGGATTTCAGATTATGAAAGGTCAATGGCCAGCAGACTGGAAAGATCCTAACTGTCCCAAAGCAATGAAGCAACGCAAACTTGTACTCAAGTGGATGGATGAGTATATGGATTATGGTATGTGTTTAGACGTACCTACTCAGACTCTACGTAACAAACACTTGCTAGACAAGCACGGTATCTCTACTATTGAAGAAGCAGTGTATGCCACTCATATCAACAACGAATACTTTATCAACAACCGTGATGGTAGATGTAAGTTTCTTAATGTATTGCAAGGATTGAATCATACTCAGTCTGATGAATGGTATGAAGAAATGAAGAAGTATTGCGATCCTAACATCTATCCAGATACTCACTTTAATGGTTGGGCGTTTGGTGGTCAAAACAAAATTGACATTCACTTAACACTCAAGCGTTTAGTTGGTATCATACACGATGGATTACTTGAGCCAGGCAAGCATGACTTAGTTCACTGTTTGGGTACAAGTATCTTAGAGTATGCTGTTCTATTCAGTGATATTCAACGAGCAGTCAGAAAGTATCACAATCCAAACTTTCAGATTACATTTGACTGTGCATCGCCGTTCTTTGGTGCGGCTAAAGGATTAGCATACTTTAATAATAGCATCGAACACAATAAGAAGTGGACTTACTCTATGGAGAAGACTGCTGAAAATAAAGACTACGCTAACGATACACGTAAATTTAGTGATGCTGTTATCCAAGACAAGATACATGAATTGTTTACAGATTCACCTGTCACTGAAGCAATGGTTCTAAAGGACCTTTGTTATCGTGGTCATGGATTCTTGGGTCAGCATGGTAAAGAAACTAAAACAAGCTGGGACACACTAAGTTATACTTTACTACAGGCACACAACGTGTATCAACATATGTTTGCTGTACAAGAAGCCAATCGTAGATACGAACAAGGTGTTGTTCCAGCAATGCTTATGAACGAGACTTTTGAACGTGTTAGATTTGGTGAAGTTGTAGACGAAATCTTTAGTCTTAAAGACAGAATTAAGAGCTTGGCAATGATCGACAAGTATAGCAGATTCTGGATGCAGATGCAGTCAGGGTCACAGGGATTCTCAGGTAAAAAGACAGTGAACGCAGGAACTATGTTTGATCAATTATTTTCTGTAGAAGAAAATCCTGTAGTAAATACAGAAGACGAACAAGACAGCGATGAACTAATGTTAGAAGCGATGACTCACGCATGAAAGAATGGAAGGAAGCTCCACACAAAGTATGGTATTATTGGAAATCTGACACGGGACAAATCATAGGTCAGGTTACTAATATATCACATACTGATATCTATAATTCAAAGGTGTATTGCAATAACACCGAAGAAAGATATCTAGGTCAATACATAAACAGTGACTTTGCTAGAAAAGCTATAGAACATTTTTGGAATATAGAAGAAAGGACCTTATCGTATGACAGCACTCCGTGACGATCTGATGGTTCAGCAACAGATCAAGAACGAATGGGAACATATGATCGGTGTGATCATGTTGAATCAGACCGGAAGAAAACCTGTAAAAACAGTGTTACCTAAATTCTTAAAAAAGTTTCCTACCCCTCACAAACTCCTAAATAGTAAACCTGAAGACGTTATTGATGTCATCAAGCCATTGGGAATGTTTAAAGTTAGAGAAAATAGATTACGTAGGATGACTCAAGATTACTTGACTTGGGACAAAGACGATGCTACCAAACTATATGGTATCGGCAAGTATGGTAGTGACAGTTATGAGATTTTCTTCAAGAACAATCTAAAAGTGCAACCTACAGACAAAGAACTTATCAGATACTTAAGAGAACAATGAACTTAATTTGTGTTGCCCCATGGTGTGGTGGAACTTTAATTTCTGATTTGCTCAATAATGTGCAAAGCCCATTCGAAGGTTCTATACTTCAATCAAGATATAATAACATCTTGAAATTGAGCACCGGTGATGAGTGGGATAGCATGATCACTAATTTATCAAATTCCAAATCCCTTAAAGGCAAATATTTTTCCACGCACATAAGTGTATCAATGGTTCCTGATATCAATGTATTTGATAAAATCATACAAGTGACTACAGTGACTACAAAAAGTCAATGGTACAGATTTTTAAGGTTATACTATCTTAGCATTAACTTACAAAAATCTTTACAAAAGAGTCAAATTGAAGACGTAATTGGTATTGCTATGATATGCAAAAATATACCATATTCACCATTTGATGCCGTAAATGTAGAAAATCTAGAACTAGAAGATGTTATAGAAGGAAGATTTGTAGAATCAATAAATGGAAATAAAGATCATTTTAATCGTTGGATAAAGAGGAACGAATTTTTATTCGATGAACAAGATCCCGAAACAGTAAAAATATGGGAAGAACAGCAAGTTTGGTAACCAAACTTATTGACAATACATTAACACTAGTATAGAATTATAAACATGAATGAACAGCAAAACACAGTACTAGAAAACGCACATCGATTGATCTGGGTCACTTTCCAAAAAGAAGGTGTTCACATGTATCCAGGTGCAGACAAGGATCCTAATCTAGCAACGGGTGATTGGGACGATGTATCCTTTTTAGGAGTTCCTCACAGACATATTTTTCATTTTAAAGTATGGATTGAAGTTTTTCATAATGATAGAGATATCGAATTTATTCAATTTAAACGTTGGTGCGAGAGGTTATACAATGAAGTAGATAGTAGTTCGCCAGTCTTACAATTAAATCATAAATCATGTGAAATGATCGCTGATGATTTGTATACGCAAATAACAGAAAAGTATCCAAATCGTTACATCAAAATCTCGGTATCCGAAGATAATGAAAACGGATGCGAGATAGAGTATAATCTTACTCGACCTTCACTATCAATAGTCATCTAAAGAGGAGATGCAAAATTGTCTACAACCAATCGTAAAACTGTCAAAGTTTTTGAGGATCTTGAGGCATTCAGGGATTTCTGTGTTGAATATGGTTTCGTGTTCAATCCAGAAGATTTGTACAAGAAGTCAAGTCATGTGTGGCGTATGTACAGTCAACGCTTCCTTGTTGGTAAACCAGTCAAGAGTATGTGGGAATTAGATGCAGAACGTTTCAGCAAAAGATCCAGATAATATCATTCTGATCACAGGTGGTTTTGACCCGTTACATAGCGGTCATCTAGATTATATAGATGCCGCTAAAAAGCTAGGTGCGGAATCGTCTTGGTTCGGAAGCATGGTCATCGTGGGAGTAAACAGCGATGAGTGGCTTGCCCGTAAAAAAGGCAAGCCCTTCATGCCTCTGGAAGAGCGAGTTAGAATCATGCAATCACTAAAAGACGTAGATCAGGTTATCGTATTTGATGACTCTGATAACACAGCAATACATGCTATCAAAACTGTTAGAAAGCAATATCCAAACAGTCATATCATGTTTGCTAACGGCGGTGATCGTACATTGTCTAACATTCCTGAAACTTCTGTGTCTGCCACTGATCCAAATATCACATTCGTGTTCGGTGTCGGTGGCAACAAAGTTAATTCTAGTTCTTGGATTCTAGGTGAGTGGAAAGCTCCCAAGACTGAGAGAGCCTGGGGATACTATCGTGTCTTACATGAGAACGGCATCGAAGTAAAAGTGAAAGAACTTACAGTAGAGCCGGGAAAAAGTCTCAGTATGCAACGACATTCTCATAGAAGTGAGTTTTGGTTCGTTGCTGAAGGAGTAGCAACTGTTTACTCAGTGGCGTATCCAAATGAACCTAGACGAGAACAAAAAGGTATTTTTGTTGGGAAGTATAACAAGCATCAACATACTTGGGTACTTACCAACGAATGGCACCAGTTAGTGAACGAAGAAAATCAGCCACTAAAGGTAATCGAAATACAGTTTGGAGACAACTGTACAGAAGATGATATTCAACGAGTAAAAGTGTGAGGAGATAATGCGTAAATTATTTTATATGGGTCTAGAACCTTACGAAGCTAGATATACATTACAACTTTCTGAATGGAATAGGCGTGTCTTTGAGAAACGAGACATCGACTTTGTTGACGTTCAGGGCGAGTTATTGACTACTGATCAAGCAATCTCTACAGGACAGGTGTTAGATGCACACGGTAGATCATATTTTGGTATGTCACAGTTAATGACTCTTGTAAAGTTAATGAAAGAGGGCGAAGTAACACACGAAGACGTAGTTTACTTTGAAGATATGTTTCAGCCCGGGATCGAATCTCTCCCATATATCTTAAATCAAATCGCTCCTGAATATCGTCCACGTGTATTTGTAAGATGTTTAGCACAAACTATCGATCCAGATGACTTTGTTCATGTATGGGGAATGAGTAAATGGATGGGTCTGTACGAGCAGATGGTCAACGAGATTGTAAAGATTTCTAACGGTGGGGTGCTAGCAACTAACGAAGAAATGGTTGCACACATGAAGATAGCAGGATGGGACGCACCTATCTATAATATCTCAGGTCTTGCATTCGGTAAAGACGAAGTACGACAGCGTGTACTAGAACTTGAATATATCAAAGATTTCAATGAGCGCAAGATGCGAGTTGGTTTCTCTGCACGTTGGGATCAAGAAAAGCAACCAGACTTTTATATGGATCTGATCGAACGATGGTATGACCATTATGGTGATGATCACGGCATTGAATTCGCTGTATTCTCTGGTTCTAAACTACGTAGCAATAATGATTCATATATGAAGCGTACTCGCAAATTACAACAAGAAAATAAACTGGTTGTATACGAGGACTTAAAGAAAGATGAATATTATCGGCTACTCAATGATACTAGAGTGATCTTCAATTGTGCATTGCAAGACTGGGTCAGCAATACTGTCAGTGAAGCAGATGCACTAGGATGTAATGTATTGTTCCCTGCATATCGCAGTTTTCCAGAAACATTTGCTAATGATCATAAAAGAATGTATATTCCATGGTCGCTAGATGATGTAGAAGATAAACTTAATCATCTATTAACAGAACCTTATCATCAGGGTTCAATCAGTGATTGGACAGATGGAACTATTGATCGTATCTGCGATATCTTTGAAGACAAGGGAGAACGATGGTTGCGTATGACCACTGATTACAGAAAACATACTAGAGAAAACAAATATTAAAAAAGGAATAATTATGAAAAATTTTAAACTAATAGTAGCAGTAGGATTTTTAAGTGCCATCGTTGGATGTGCGCCTTTTGAATCCCCTGTCAACGCACAAATATCGGTATCACAAACATTTAAACCTACGTTTGCTATTGATTACACAGATTGCGGAGAAATAAGTTTTCCATCCTCAGAAGGGTCAGTACAATTCGGTAAGACAGATGAATCATGCGGTGGCAGAGTTGTCTCTAATGAAGGCTACGTTAACATTTCACAGATTCGTTTTACAGCAGACTTAAGTAATGTTTCTGGTAACTTTGTTACTAGTACTTTTTATATGGTAAACAATCCAAACAATCCTAGTTTAAAACCTGTCCATGACAACTATTGTGATGCTGGCGGAAACAATCCAACTTGGAACTGCCAAGAAGTTGACTTCTTTGAAGTAAACAACAACGTAGTCTTTCAACACACAATGCATATTGGTGACGGTAGTTCATCTGCCCCACAAAACTTTCAGTTAAGTTATTCAACAACAGACAATCAATGTTTTCAAAACTTGACTCCTTCAGAAGGTCTAGTATCATGGAACGGCATTGACATTAAACAACCTGTAGACTTTGTAGTTGACTTAGATGATTCAGGCATGACTATAACTGTCAAGCAAGGATCAATATCAACTGTTGTATACACGATGGGTCAAGGCTTTCCAGGAACAGATATCTTCACAGATGATCAAATCAAACGTTGGGCAGAAGGTAGAGCCCAAGGCTATTGGCTAAACTTAAGTCGTTGGCAAGATGCTAACGATCCTTGGTCTCCTGGTTCAAAGCAAAACTTATATAATTGGAGTTGTCCATGGGGTAACGTTTGTAAAGCAACAGAAGCAGACTACTTTAAAATATATGATATTGAAGTAGACGCAGACAGCACCCTTTAAGGAGTAAGTAATGCGTATCGAATCAGAAGTCAAGTTAGATTTTTCTGATGTATTAATTAGGCCCAAAAGGTCAACACTAGGTTCACGCAAAGAAGTAGATTTATACAGAGAATTTACTTACAGAAATTATGAGCCTGATTTCCCTGAAAATATCAGAGAAATTCATTACAATGGAGTACCTATCATGGCTAGCAACATGGACGGGGTAGGTACTTTTGAAATGGCAATAGAACTGGCTAAACATGGAATGTTCACATGCTTAGTAAAAACATATACTGTAGAAGAATTAATCGATTTCTTTATCCAAAATGTTGCCGTAAAAAATCATGTTGCATACAGCATGGGTATCACAGAATCCGACGTTGATAAACTTCGCCAAGTATATAGTCAAGTAGGGGAAAGTATTAAATACATTTGTATAGACGTAGCAAACGGTTATTCGGATCGTTTCGCAGAGTTTGTAAGTTCAATTAGAAAAGAATTCCCTCACACTATTATTATAGCAGGCAATGTTGTTACGGGTGAAATGACAGAGGAGTTAATATTAAGTGGAGCAGATATCGTTAAAGTTGGTATTGGGCCTGGTAGTGTTTGTACTACTAGGATTAAGACTGGTGTTGGGTACCCGCAGTTATCCGCAATCATGGAGTGTGCTGATGCCGCTCACGGCCTTGGTGGACACATCATTGCTGATGGGGGTTGTACATGTGCTGGAGATGTAGCAAAAGCATTTGGTGCAGGCGCAGACTTTGTTATGTTAGGTGGCATGTTAGCCGGACATGATGAAGGCAACGGTGAAATAGTTACGAGGTTCTATGAAACAAATGAACTAGAGTATGAAGTTGGTAAGCATTTAGATCGTCATATAAGAAAGATTGAACAAAAACAATTTGTACAATTTTATGGTATGAGTTCAAAAGCCGCAAACGAAAAACACTTTGGTGGTTTAAAAGAATATCGTAGCAGTGAAGGTAGAGAAGTACTTGTGCAATATAAAGGTCCAGTAAAGAACACTGTACAAGACATTCTAGGGGGTCTTAGAAGCGCCTGTACTTACGCAGGAGCAAAGAAACTAAAGCAGTTGAGCAAGTGTACTACATTCGTAAGAGTAAATAATCAATATAACAAGGTTTATGAAAAATAATGGATGCTACTCTTTCACCGTTGCCAGAAGTCACTCAAATGATTAAAACCGTGTCTAAAGTATTCGCTGGACCCGTAAAAGGTCCTGATGAACCTGCATCTAAAGATCGGGTTATCGTTGATACATACACTTTGACTCTCTACGACTTCCACGGCGCTGAAAAACGGGTGATGCAAACAAGCACTATAGATATTCTAGTATGATACGATATGAACCCGTTGCCCTAAAAGATCATGATTCTATCCTAGGTAAAGATTTCAATAAGAACTTTGCTAAAGAAATGAATTCGTATTATCATCCGTTCATATCTAGGAACAGAAGCGTACAGTTAGCAAAAGAAACATGGGAATATGCAGTAGCAGATTCTATTCCAAACGGCGTTTGGGTAGGCGCTGGGAAGAATATCATAGATGTCAGCACCCCAGAAGCAAATATCGATGTCAAGGGTTTAAGTTGTAATAGCTTATCTCACTTGAGTACTGAAGCAAGCATACTACAAAACAATAAAAAAGACAGTGATGATTTTGCTTCTCTTTTTCAACAACAGGACTTCCATAGCCTTAAAGATATGTTCGTAGAACCGCTTGCTGAAAAAATATCTAAGGCTGGAAATTTATACGTGTTTTGTGTAGTCAGACATAAAAAGAACAACAGCATGAACTTTGATGTGTATTATTGTCTATACAAAGCCAGTACGCAGGATAATCCAGCACTAGTAGAACAGATGACACTAGATGGTAATCGAAGCATAAATGTACCACTGATCGACAGTAATTACGGAAAGTGCTATCTGTATATTCCAAAACGTAGACTTGAATTAAGGGTGAATATGGAAGGAATGAAAAATTTCTTAGTATATTCGCATTCGGTGTAACCATGTATTTTGTATCAGCCGGATGTAGTTATTCACAAGTTCCAAATACTGACACGACTTGGCCAGTTCATGTTCAAGAGGCATTTAACTTAGATGATGATCATGTCAGACATCTAGGTATAGGTGCTATCGGTAACGAAATGATCAGCAAAATAGTTATCTATAATGTTAATGACTTGCTAAAAACTCACAAACCTGAGGACCTTTTAGTAGGTATCATGTGGTCTGGTTCTGATAGGAGAGTAATTACGTTAAGAGAATCTAAGCGTGTATACGACAAAGCCACAAAAATAATACAGCCAGAGTCGTATGACGAAATAGAAAAAGACAGATTCTATAGAAGTTCTAAGAGGAATGAATATAGAAATCCTATCAATTTAGCGTGTAACGAATTTAACTATTATACATTAAACGCACATTGGAAAGACGAGCTTACATTAAAGTACTATAATGATTTTGTAGATCCGCTCAATTCTGTTATGCAAACATGTGAACATATGTTGAGAGTTGAATGGTTCTTGAAAATGCATAATATCAAGTATTTCATGTGTGCATACGATTTCGATACCTTCTTTTATGCAGGTGTACACGGAGGTGTATGTCATCTATATGATGAGGATTCTCCAGCGTTTAATATTAACTCAAATAATCATAATCCATTAGAACACCCAGATGTCAAATATCTCTATGATATGATCGATAGAACATATTGGTTACCTATAACCGATCTAGGAGATTGGGCGAGAAACGTCTCTAAGTATGAATATAGAGACCCAGACCATGATCCTCATCCTAGTACAGAACAACACAAAGACTTTACTCATCGTATCATATTACCATTTATCGAAAAAATGTACGGTATCTCACCCGCAAAGTTACCCTAAATAGTAGACAAATAGTTTGATACTGTATAAACTATCATATGATAAAAATATGAACGGCTATAGTGAATCATAAATACTTTCGTAACACAAAGGTTACAAACAACAATCACAACATCCGCGTAAGGAAGGAGAAATACAATGTCATATAACAAAACAAAAACCGACCCTGAACTTGGCAAACGAGTTCACGAATATCTAGTAAAAGTAGGAGTCGAAACTCCCACTTTTGAAACAGCGTTAGATCGCAAGCAAAAAATCACAGAGATTGAAAAATCGTTCAATCACATCATGCAAGTCTTAGGACTTGATCTTGATGACGACAGTCTAGCAGAAACACCACTGCGTGTTGCTAAAATGTATGTTAACGAAATCTTCTGGGGACTAGATTATGATGCATTCCCAAAATGTACCACAGTAGACAACAAGATGCACTACAACGAAATGGTTGTTGAGCGTAATGTTAATGTACAAAGCAACTGTGAGCATCACTTTGTAGTGATCGATGGTCTTGCTACTGTAGCGTATGTTCCAAAACAAAAAGTACTTGGTCTTTCTAAGATCAATCGTATCGTAGAATATTTCTCAAAGCGTCCTCAGATTCAAGAGCGTTTGACTGAGCAAGTATTCCATGCACTTCAATATATCCTAGAAACCGAAGACGTTGCTGTAATGATCGATGCACAGCACTACTGTGTGAAGTCAAGAGGTGTAGAAGATACAGGTAGCTCTACTGTAACTGTGCGTCTAGGTGGAGGATTTAAAGAAGATCCTGCGGCACGTAATGAGTTCTTAAGCATCGCAAGAATGGGAAAGTGCTAAAATGGGCTTCAAGCAACCTTCTTTAGACGATGCTTATACGTCAATCAATAAGTGTTTTAGAGAAATAAACAGTTCATATAACACTGGTTATATTGGGTGGCCACTAAAGCAAGATGTGTACAATCTTTATTTTCATTTGAAGAAACAACTCAAAGAAAGTTGTACGTTTTCAGGTGAAGAAGAATGGCTTGAAGAACATTACAAAAATGAGATGTGGGAAGAGTTAAAGAAATAATGTACTGTTATAAAGATAATTTTCTCTCTGATGAAGTGTTTAACTTGTTTAAAGAAGATATGCTTAATAAATACGAGCCTCGGAAAGAATGGGGAAATGAAAATCCTATTTACGGAAAGTACCTGTCCGGTGAAAATTATGAAGAAGATGCTCCTGTAAGAGTCTTGGCGTTGACAAATCCGGAAGATGGTGATTATATGTATACTGCGGCGAGACTAGGATCAAAATCATTACCAGAAATAGCACGTAGTATTAAACAGTACATGATTGAAGATATGAACTTGATAAATCCTTTGGCTCGTCAGATGTGGTATCAATATCATTCAAATAAACATAAAGTAATACAGCATTGGGATCCTGCCGTTAACGGCAAAACAAGCAAACAATCATTTACTAGTCTTTTATACATGCATGACACTTGGGAAGATGATTGGGGCGGTGAACTTACTTTTCTTAATGATAAGCAATCTATACTGCCTAAACCGAATAGATTAGTAATATACAGCAGAGACGAAGAACATTGGGTCAGTGAGATTACGCATACCCTAGATGATTATCAAAGAATGTTTTTCTTTACGGCGTGGGGAACAGATAATGATTTTTAATAAAATCAGACAACTTAAAGACGAAGGTAAAACTATTGGTATTACATTCAGTACGTTTGATCTATTACATGCAGGACACATTGCAATGTTATCAGAAGCAAAGAATCATTGTGATTATTTGATTGCTGGTTTGCAGACTGATCCTACAATAGATCGACCTGATTCAAAGAATCCACCTGTACAAAGTATTGTAGAGCGACAGATTCAATTAGCGGCTACTAGATACGTAGACGAGATCGTAGTTTATCAAACAGAACAAGACTTGCGTGATCTATTGTTGATTTTACCCGTCGATGTAAGAATCATCGGGGTAGAGTATCAAGATAAAGAATATACTGGTAGAGATATCTGTGAGGCACGTAACATCACGGTGATTTATAACGGCAGAGATCACAGTTTCAGTTCTAGCAGTTTAAGAAAACGTGTTGCTGAAGCACATAAGGAGTAGTAAGATGGCAGGAAAATTTTATAGTACGAAAACATATGGTAATGACAGAGGTTTGAGTTGTGCGTTCCGTCAATGGCGAAGTACACATAGCCACTGTAGTTTAATTCATGGTTACAGTATCGGTGTAAAGATTGTGTTTGAGTGCAAGTCACTTGATGAACGCAACTGGGTAATGGACTTTGGTGGACTCAAAGAGTTTAAGAATTGGTTAGAGTACATGTTTGATCATACTCTATTGGTCGCCGAAGATGATCCACGACTTGAATTGTTTAAGCAAATGGCTGAGATCGGTGGTGGCTATAATGATTTAGGTATTGTTGATCTGCGTATTGTTGAAGGCGTAGGGTGCGAAAGATTCGCAGAAATGGCTTATAACAAACTATCTGACCTTATCCAGAAGTCAGTCAATAACGGTACTGCATTGAATCCCACAGTTAGGGTAAAGAGTGTAGAAGTATTTGAACATGGAGCTAACTCAGCTATTTACGAGGGATAATCAATGGAATGGTGGAATCGGTTATGGAAAAAGCCTGAGGAAGAAATTGTAGATGAATTAAGCGTACCAACAGTAATAGATGTTATGAAAGACGATGTTGATCCTGAAGAAGTTACGATAGAGAATGCATATAAAACAAGATGGATTTGGTATCACACTATTCTAGCATTAGAATTGTTGATGGTAAACGTGTTGTTGATAGCAATATTGGTAGTATTAGCCGTAAAGTTATGAGGCAATTATGGTAGGTCAGCAATTTACTTACAGTACTTTCCCTAGAGATAGGTTAGTCAACGTGTGTAAGAGTAGTTCTAAAGCGGATGCTTTTCAACGCATTGTAAAAGAACATCCAAGACACACTAGAGAATTTTTGATCACTAGATTATCTGGATTTGGTATTCCTGATGCAGAACGCATTGTTGCTGAGATAGATGATCAGATCGAAGAACGCAGAAAGGTATTAGAAAATTTAGTATTATAAAGTATACTTTATTGCGTTAAAAAGTATACTTTAATTTAGGAGGCAAATATGGCTAGAAAGAAAAAGATAGAAACAGTATTAGAAGAAACTGTTGAAGAAGTAGTAGAAGTAAAGAAACCAAAAAAATCTACTAAGGTGGCTAAATCTTTAGATGACCTTGTTGTAGAAGATTTTGATAAACTATGCAGTGAGGATGAAGCAAAGAAGATCATCCAATTAATCGGTGATTACTCTTTTGAAGAGGACCAAACAGAACGTAGACGATGTGTTGCAATTGCTTTTGGTAATTGGCGTCACGGTGCAGAGTTTGATCCTAGTGTCGGTACCAAACAAAATTTTGAAGAACACAACTTCAATAAGTGCAAGACTATTCTTGAGAAAGTTACAGGAGAATAAAATGGATCTAAAATCGATATGGCAAGCGACTAAAAAAACGGTAACCAAAGTACTAGTATGGCATCGTAGTTTATGTTATGATCTACAAGTCAAACGAGACATTGATGACTATACTATGTTTTGGGTATTCTTTGGTTTTGGTGTAGCAACTACGCTATTTTTACAATGGGTATTTTAACGTGGCACGTTTTTTAGAAAACAGAAAAGCAAATGTTCGTATTGAACAGATGTATGTAGTAGACTTGTGGGAAGATGGTAAGTTAATTGAGACTCGCCAGCTTCCCGGAAAGTCTAAAAATTATGCAGATGATGTTGAAGAAAATTGGCTGACTGGTGTTATCAAGTCCGTAGGGGGAGAAGGTGAACAAGATCAAACTGTCTAATAATGATGTACGTAATTGCGTTCATGCGATTATTAGACAACTGTACCAAGATGGTTTCAAGCCTGACTATATCGTAGGTTTGACTAGAGGGGGCTTGCTTCCTGCAACAATGCTATCACATTATCTTAACGTGCCTATGGAGACACTTAAAGTAAGTCTACGTGACGGTAACGAGAGCGAGACTAACTGCTGGATGTCTGAAGATGCATTTGGTTACGTAAGCATTGACGTACAAAAACTCATAAAAAGCAGATGGGATCTAAGTGCTAGAAAAAAGATACTTATCGTAGATGACATCAATGACTCTGGTACTACTTTTAATTGGATCAAGAAAGACTGGGAAACTAGTTGCTGTCCCAAAGAAAAACATGCATGGGAAAGTGTATGGGGTAAGACTACTAGATTTGCTGTGCTAGTAAACAACGAGAATTCTGAGTTTGCTGATGTGAATTATTCAGGTATGTCTATCAACAAGTTTGAAGATCCTCATATTTGGATAGATTTTCCTTGGGAAAATTGGTGGGAAGATTAACTTGACTTTGTTACCATTAGTTAGTAAAATAGCTAATATAACATTAATGAGAGTGTAGATGGCTAGTATAAAAGTTTCAGAATTGTTTTACAGCATTCAGGGGGAAGGCAGATACATGGGCGTTCCCTCAATCTTTTTGAGGACATTTGGTTGCAACTTTACTTGCGACGGTTTTGGTATGCCTGCAGGTGAATTGTCTAATGAAAGAAACATTATAGCAGTTGATAGTTCAAAATATAAGACATATAAAGAGCTTCCGCTAGTCAGTACAGGATGCGACAGTTACGCTAGCTGGGACAGACGATTTAGACATTTGAGTCCTAAGCTAGAAACCGATGCACTAGCAGAAGCTATCGTAGAACTGCTTCCATATAAAGAGTGGCGTGATGAACATCTAGTGATCACAGGCGGTGAACCTCTATTAGGTTGGCAACGTAGTTATCCTGATCTACTAGATAATCCATTAATGGCTAACTTGAGAGAAATCACGTTTGAGACTAACGGAACTCAAAAGATCAAAGATGAACTAGCAGAGTATCTTATCTTCTGGAAGTATTCTAGTACAAAAGATAGAGAGATCACATTCAGTGTTAGTGCTAAACTTCCTTGCTCTGGTGAGAAGTGGGAGAAAGCAATCAAGCCTGAAGTAGTAGATGCATATCAAGAATCTGGTACAGTATATCTTAAGTTTGTGATTGCAACTGAACAAGACTTTGCGGATGCACAACGGGCTATCAAAGAGTATCGTGATGCAGGGTTCACAGGGCATGTTTATCTGATGCCAGTGGGCGGTGTAGAGAGCGTATACGCTATGAACAATAGACGAGTAGCAGACTTGGCTATGCAGAACGGTTTGCGTTATAGCGACAGATTGCAAGTTCCTTTATTCAAGAATGAATGGGGTACTTAATGCCCTTTTATTCAGAGAAGATAGGGAATTTTGATACGTTTAATGGTCATTGTGTGGGAGCTACTGAACGGATCTCATGGCTCCCTCGCAGATGTTACGAGAGTAACAGAGTATTATGGCTTAGAAAAGCCATAAGAAGGTCCGCAATGTGGACTGGACCCGGTGACCCCGTATGGGAGCATCGTTGGTATCATAAGCATGAATACCTAAAACTTAAAATTAAAGGAAAAGTATGAATGGGGTACATAAATCTAATAAATAGTGCTAAGGAGAAAAATAATTATGAGTGATTTACGACAAGAATTGATAGACGCAAGTATCGCCCATTTTCAAGGATGTATAAAGAAACATAAAGTCAACATAGAAGTTATGTTAAACAATGCAGTTGGCGTCGCAGAACACCCAGACTTAATGGACTCAATCGATAAAGAGTTGGGTCTTATAGCAGAGTATGACGATAAGTTATCTGTGCTATACAAGTATTTTAACAATGGCATACAGTAAGAAGGTAGTAGAGAGATTCGAGGGAGTATTAAACAACCCAGAAAAATTTTCAGTTGGTAGATTTGATCCGAATGATCCAGATGTAGCAACAGGAATGACAGGCGCACCCGCATGTGGTGACGTTATGAAACTTCAACTAAAATTAGATGAAGAAGAAAGAATAGTTGATGTCAAATTTAAGACATATGGATGTGGTAGTGCAATAGCAAGTTCAACGATGTTTGTTGATATGCTTAAAGGGAAAACGATTGATGAAGCAAAACTTATTAAAGACAGGGATATTGCAGAAGCATTAGAGTTACCGGCTATTAAGATCCATTGTTCAGTATTGGCAGAAGACAGTATTAGACAAGCAATAAAAAATTGGGAAGAAAAGAAAGATGCTTCAAGTATGATTGGGCATAACAGTAAGTTCTACCAAATACAGGAACCCGGCGAACAAGGAGATAATAATGCCAGTTAAATTTAGACCAACCGAAAGTTACAAAGTAAAGGGTCAGCCTAGACAGACTACCCATTATTATATTAAGATGATGACCAAAGATGCGTTACTAGAATATATTAATAGCGGTAATGCTCTTCCAAAACGTAGAGCAAAATGCATCAATGAATTAGAACGTAGAGGTGTTAAGTTAAATCACCTTAAAGAGTTATCAGTAGACGGTAAAAAAATCACAAAAACTGTAACGTTAGGGTAAATCATTTACCAATTTATAGTGAGAGGGCTTGACAAAGCCTTCCACTTTTTATATAATATATAGAACAGGTATATCTATATGTATAACAAACGTGTTGCATTCTTAATGTCATATCAGCATCTTATTCCACATGGTGGGATAGGACAGATGGCGCTTAGTTTTGTAAAACTTATGAAAGAAAATAATGTCAAGGTTGATATTATTACTGACAAGTTTGATAAACCAACTGAATTTACAAAGACCCTGATTAACGAAGGGGCTAGATTCATCTATCCAGATCAATCTCTATCATACACTACCCATCAAGGTATCTTTATGTATGGGGATAGTTATTGTTTGGAGCGCATGGTAAATTTTAGAAATGCTATTATCAAAGCATTTAACACTAATATCTATGACAGCATAATCTGCAACACATACGAGACTTCTAGGCTATTATCTGAAATGGGCTTAGAAGATTGTGTACAGGTTATTAATTATACGCACTTAGAAAGTCAGATTTTTCCTGACTCTAAAAATCCTTTCTTAGACAACGTAAATGAATCTATGCGTATTCAGATGATGCTGTCTAATATGGTTATTGGTACTCAAAGTAACTTTAATCGACAAATTTTGTCTGGCAAATTGAATCAACCTGTCTTTGAACTTCCTATTCCATTACCCGAACCCGACCTTTTAACGGAACATCACAAAGCAAGAGAAGGTGTATTGTTTATCGGTAGATGGGAAGAAGGTAAAGGTCCTGAAGACTTTTTAGCAATGATCAGGGCAACCAAACTTCCTGCTAAAGTTATGACTAACGCTAACGGGGCAAAGAAGTTTGAAGCAGAATTAAAAGAGATCGGCGTACCTTATGAGATCAAAACTAGTATCATTGGACAAGAAAAAGTAAACTTTATCACTAGTGCTAGAGTTGCATTCAATCCTAGTACAGTTGAAAGTTATGGGATCGCATTCTTAGAACAGCATATCCAGCTACCAACTGTATGTTATAAAGATATGCGCTGGACAAACAACTTTAACCCTGAATACTTTTTTGCTGTGGATAAGAAAGAAGCAAGTGATGTTATCACTGGCTTGTATGAACAATTTGAGACTGCACAAAGTTATTATGATCTGGGTGCATTATCATACTATCAAAAAAGAGAAAACAGAATTGCTAGCGAATGGATGCTGTGTTTTGACGACTTTAAATCTAAACAATCTAAGTCTAGCACTGCCGGGATTCTAAAACACGATACAATTAGTTATGCAGATTATATAACTAACCTAAATAGAAGTGTATTATGTATCGATGATATCAGAAGCGTTTTATCCAATAAACACAAATTTCGTGTTATCTATACTGACACAGATACATGGTTAACAACAGATGATACTTTTGTCCCTGTGGATACCGTATCAACTACACAAGCCGCTGGCTTATTTGAGGGATTATAATGAAGAAAATATTAGTAACAGGTAGTTCAGGCTATATCGGATCGCATCTTTGTGCAAAACTTTTAAAGTCTGGATATGAAGTATATGGGTTGGATAAGAATCGACCTAACGCAGAGTTTGACACATTTCTTCGCCAAAATCCAGAGTACTCCTTCAATTTTATGTTGCAAGATATCAATAATAAAATAGCATTATTTTATTCAGAAAACTTTGTCTCTGGTATGAAGTTCGATGCAGTAATTCATTTGGCGGCTCTTGTCAACGTAGGAGAAAGTGAATTAACACCTATTCAGTACTACATCACTAATACTAACGGAACCATGAATTGTTTAGCAAAGATTCCAACAGATAATTTTATTTTTGCATCAACTGGCGCTGCCGAAGGTTGCGAAAGTGCGTATGGTATTTCAAAACGTGCGGCTGAAGATTGTGTCGTAGAATACTGCACTAAGCATGAACCTAAAGATTATACTATTTTTAGATTCTATAACGTGATTGGTAGTGCAGGTTTTCCTGCTACTAATCCAGATGGGTTGATGTATAACTTAGTGAAAGCGATTGACTCAAAAGAGTTTACTATTTTTGGTAACGACTATGATACAGTCGATGGTACGTGTATTAGAGACTATGTACACGTAATGGAGATTGTTGAAGCATTAATGATGGCTATTGATGAGCCTGCAAATGGAAAAGAGTCTTTGGGACACGGTGTAGGTAGAAGTGTAAAACAAATTGCTGAACTATTTAAAGAAGTCAATCTTGTTGATTTTGAAATTAAATATGGACCTAGAAGAAAAGGTGATTTAGAATCTAGTGTACTTGAAAGTGTGTCAAAGTATATGAAGGACCTCTTTCCGATTGAAGTCCTTCTTAAACTTTAGTGCATCAATAGATATGTGCCTAGCACATCAGCACGATTAGCTGAATCGTCTCCGTCACCAGGAACAACTACTACGTTCCACAAGTTTCTAGCAAAAGTTCTATCACCGTCAGCATGTGCGCCACCTAATGGTTTCTGCATCATTTCATCATAACTGATGATTGATTCGGGCTTGATAGAATACTTAGCCGCTAGACGCTCTTTGAAAGTATCCCAATCTTCTTCATCGTTCCATTGGATCCTTCCTTTTGCATCCTTTACCAACTTGACACCATCTTTTTGAATCAAGTCATTAAACAATTCTCTTGGAACAACAGTTGAGTGCTTGGTAGTACCGAAATCAACACGCTTCTGTTCTGCTTTTCTGGCGCCCATTGAGAAGTTGATCATAAAGTTAGGGGGACGATTTTGTGTAGAACCCGCTACATCAGCGATCTTGGTATAAGCATAGAAGTCTACAGTAGGGTGAGTGGCCGCTAACTTATAAGCCATGTCTAAGTATTCAGGTGAGAAGAAGTCTCCTGCATCGTGCCAGCGGATAGTTACTTTAGTCTTGTCTGCTTTAGCATCTGCTTTACGTTTTTCTGCGTCAATCTCAGAAGACAATTGCTCCATGAAGCCGCTTGGGTCGTTATACAAGAAGTTTAACATTCTTGTCTGACTTAATGACACTGACTTCCACTGAACGTATCCGCCCTTCATAGCGTAGCAGTATGTCTTACATTCGCCTGCTCCTGGGCATGTATTGATAATAATAAATTCTTTCTTAGCTTCATCGTAACCAAGACCAGTCAATGCAGGTAGACCAACATTATAGAAGATACTTGTAGTACCATCACTATGTTGCATTTTTTCGTTTTGCTTTAATATTTTTTTAGGTCTTTCAGTGATATCTTTAGCAAGAGCATCTAAGTTGTACTTGTTGCCTTCTTGGTCAACGATAGGGATCACATTTGATCTGTGAACATAAGGTATCTTATACTTGTCTTGCTTGGTCTTGTCTTTGCTTAAGATACGATCTAAGTAAGCAGTCAATTCTTTTTCTGGAAATTTACGAACAAAAGAGCCTTTTAATGCTTCATCTACATCTGTTTTGATAGTATCTTTCCATCTTCTTTCACGTTGCACATCATCTGCTTCTGGATCATCTTTGTCAGTGTCTTTTTTAACTGGCGGTTTAGCCTTCAACATTCTAGTTGCAAGATCATACTCTGTGCTATTTCTATGTTTAACTTCTTCAGCTACCCGTCTAGTATCGACATAACCTTTTCCTCCGCACTTTGGACATACAATTATTTCATCATTAGCATCGAACGTAGTGCCATCGCCCCAGCACTCAGTACATTCATATGTGCCGGGTTTAGGATCATTAGCAGCCGGTGGTCTTCTTGGAGGATTGGTCCATATTTCTTTTAAATCTTCATCATCGTTTTCTTTATCGGCTTTTTCGAAATCAGGCTTCACGCCTTTGCTACGCAAAAACTGATCTAGTGTCTGAACCTCAAATTCATCAACCATGCCATTTAGTGTTTCTTCAGCATGGGCATTGAATGGGGCGTTAGCTTTAACTAAGTCTGAAGTTGCGCCCGGGTTAGATTCCATTAAATTAATGGGTAAATTGGGCTTGACTTCAGTTGATTTCTCTGCTAAGATATCTATAATGTTACGTATGTCCATAGTTTTAGTGTTCCACTCATTATATAGAGTATTTATGCATGTTTTTAAATAACGAGATAAAACGGATCGGCTTTGCTTGCAAGTGGGTCGAAGAACATCCTAAGAAGGGTATTGTGTCTGTAGAGGGTCTGAACACTGGCGGCACTACACTTACTTGGCTCAAGAACAATCCTAGCAAAGCAGAAGAAAAGATGTGGGAAGTGATGACTAAAAACATCACTAATACATACAATCTAGTCAAGCAAGTGTCAGAATTACCCCAACCTCTGCGTATGGTTCGTCTTACTAGCGATATGATGACCGCATATACACATGATGATTGGGCATACTTTTACAAGAGGCCTGACGTAATCAACGAGATGGAGCGATTGTTTGCGCCAATCGGTGAGCTAGCACGTGCTAAGAATGTACGGCTATCGTTTCATCCGGGTCAGTTTACTGTTCTTGCATCTGAAAGCGATAATATCGTAAACAACAGCATCAAAGAGTTTGAGTATCACGTAGACATGGCACGTGCAATGGGCTATGGTAAGCAGTTTCAGGACTTCAAGATCAACGTACATATCTCGGGTCGCAGAGGTCCTCAAGGTATCAAAGACGTACTTGGTAGGCTCACACCCGAGGCACGTAATACAATCACAATCGAAAATGACGAAATGTCGTGGGGACTTGACGCAAGCCTAGAACTTGTAGAACACTGTTCGCTTGTGCTAGACATACATCATCATCTGGTAAAGACAGTAGTATATATTGGACGTACTT